ATCTCACTATAGTACTCATTGCTTGCCGCGTCAAATCCTTCGCTAAGTAAATCTTGGTGAATTACAAAAGAAGTCATAGTCATGGCTCTGTCTTCGCCGAACCAAGAATTATCTTCTGCCCAAGATTCTGCTTTAGGATCAGGTGGCGCAGGACGAGTTTGCTGTTCTTGCGGATAGTCTTGTAAAAACTGTTGTGGTGCAACCACTTGTTGTTCTCTAATTGCTCTGCTTTGATTGAGTGCCTGTACGCGTTGGGCCTCTACTGCAAGAGCCGCTAGTTTTTGTTGTGCTTCAACTTGTTGATCTGTGTTTTGTTCTTCGTTTGCTCGGTGTAATAAGCTTTTTGTTGTTTCAGTTTCAGCAGTAATTCTATTTGCCTCGGCAATAATATAGTTACTATCTATATGCTGCTTTTGTTGTTTTAGTGTTGAGTTTTCTTTGTGTACGTTTTGCGCGTATTGAGTTGCTGCTTGCTCTCTTCGTTCGGATTCTCGTAGTCTTCCTGTTAGCTTATCAATTCGTTTTTTTACGTTCTTACTATATTCTTCGTGCTCGTCTTTTTCTTCTACAGCCTCTACTGTTGCTTCTAGTTTATTCTCCAAAATTGGTTTTGAAGGGGTCACAGCCTCAAAAGAAGGAACTGCGTCTTCTGATAATTCTACATCTACTTCAGGGCCTGTATCGTCAATTGGTACAAGTTCTTCGGCAGCGTTTAGGTTTAGTTTATGTTTTGGCATGGGTTTTCCTCATGTTTTAATATTGATGCAGAATTGCTTCTGGGTCTGATACTTTGGCAATGATTTCATCATCGTTAAGTATTTTTATTTCACCGCCCTCAATTTGAAAACGAGAACCGGCGTATCGTCCAAACAATACCCAATCCCCTTCTTCGCACCAAGGTCCAGTAGAAAATCTTTCTCCGCTATAAGCTAGTTTTCCAATTTTTAGAACATAGCCTAAAACAGTGCTTATTTGCTGTCTTCCAAGTGTTTCGTCTGTTAATTCAATTCCTCCTTTTGTGGTTCTTTTGCCCCTGTAAGGAAGAACCATTATTCGCCATCCCGTTGGCTCAGGAAGTTGGTCCAATAATGAGTTCTCTATTTTTTCGGGGTTTAGAGTTGCCCCTTCATCATAGGCTTTTTCTAAAGGGCTTTTGTTGTCCTCTTCTTCTTCCCATTTTTTTTCTAGTGCTGTATTAGTCATATTCTATATCCTGATTTTTTAGTAAGGATCTGGTTTCTTCGCGAATGAAGTTAAGTGCTTCGATATGACCAACAAGATTTCGATAATGAGCCCAATCTTTTACTTCGCCATTGGACATCATTTCTTGTATTTGCTGTTCTTTTCTTCCAATTGCGCGCGTTACAGCCGTCGCGAAGTCTAAAATATCTATATTTTTCTCCTCAACCTCTCATATACAGGGTTGTGTATTCCATAGCCACCTGGAACCGGAATAGTTGTTATTCCTCCCATGTCTGGAACGCCTGACGGTCCATATGGGTCCGATTGGTATTGACCACTTTGATAAGGATTGTATCCTGTTCTATCTCCATAAACCATATATTGTTTAGACATTTCCGCTTCTTGAGCGGCTTGTGCTGCTTGTGCTGCCTTCATTTCTTCAATCATTTTTTGCATTTCTTCCATAGTCATGCCTTGCACAGGTGTTGTTTCCGGTGTTACCGGTCCTGTAGGTGTTACCGGTCCTGGAGGTGTATATGGTCCTGGAGGTGTCGGCATTCCTGGTCCTGGAGGAGTTACCGGTCCTGGAGGTGTCGGTGTTCCTGGTCCTGGAGGTGTCAGTGGCCATTCTGGTTCCACAAGAGATTTATTATGCGACAATGCAGGGACAGGGTTTTCTTCGGTTCCGCCTCGTAGCATATAGGTTTGAGCCTTGTCCACTGAAATATGAATTACAGGGCCATCGGAGAAAGGCTTTACTTCACTAACGATCAAATCTCCAACCTCATCGCCTTCTTTTAAATCTTCTACGTCTACAAAACCTTTACTGTTGACAAAATAAGGGTGACTAGGGGATGTTACAATACTGTCTCCTTCTGTAAATAAAACCTCTCGTCTTGGGCTGCCTTCAATTGTTTTTGCAAAAGTTACTTTTTGTGGTTCTTCCGAAGTTACAACTTCGTCCCCTACTTTAAGTTCCCCAGCCAATATCCAATCATTATTTGCTAATTGGATATGTTCTTCAGGACTTGGACATCCCTCGGGTCCCCAAGGTGAAGGAAATTCCGGTCTAGGAACAAATCCTCCTGGAGGCATAAATGGTTCCGGTGTTGGTGTTGTTGGTGGTTGAACTTCAGGTATATCATGTTCTACAGTTGGATCATATCCTCCTGGAGGCATAGGCGGCATAAAATCTTTTATCCAATCTTGTGAAGGAATGTCCCAGTCCATGTTGTCTACGGCATCTTGTGCTGGATCAGTCGCTGTTCTATATTCCTTCGGTATGAACAACTCACCATGCATTCCTCTTCCCCACTCAGAAGTTAATTCTTTCGGTATACTGTTGCCAGAAGCATCAACATACCTATAAGTACCACTTACCGAGGGAAGACTAAAAACTTCACCAAAGCCGGGGATGTTTGCAACTGAACCCTTCTCAATCGACTTTTTCAGTTGTTCCCGTCTCCTAATCTCCGCTTGAGCCCGAAAGTAAGGAGCGTTTGAAGCAGAAATCTCTGCCTGAGTTCTCGTTTGCCAATTTGGGGGTAGTGGGGGTGTTTTAACACTCTCCAATTCCTCAAGACTCCAGTCGGCATAACTTGGTGGTTGAACTCCCACTGTCGCTAAAGGATCAAATCCTCCTGGTGCTGGGAAAGGCTCTTCTAGTAGAGGAGGTTGTCCTATGTTTGGATCAAAAGGTGGGGGACCAACAGGTTCTGGAGTCCGAATAGGTTGTCCTCCAGGGATCCTACCAGGAAGATTCCATCCACCCATACTTGGTCCAAATATTGAGCGTGGCCCAGGTCCGACAGGTCTATCGCTTGGTCCAATAGGTGCTTTTGGTGGTCTATCAAATGGCCTACCCGGAGGTAACGAAGGTGCTACTTCTTGTACTACTTCTGGGGGAAGAGTCGGTAATACTTCTTGTACTACGTCTGGCGGAAGCGTCGGTACTACTTCTTTTACTACTTCTGGTGGAAGCGTCGGCATTACTTGTTTTATTGTTCCAGTACCGCAAAAAGGTAGTACCTGTTTTATTGTTTCAGTAGGTAACGAAGGTATTACTTGTTTTATTACTTCTGGTGGAATTTTAGGAACTACCTGTTTTAGTTGTTCAGGAGCTAACGAAGGAAGAATCCGTTTTACTTTTTCTACTACTTCAGGAATATTTGCTGGTCCCCGAGTTCCATCTGGACCTACTGGAACTCCGGGAGCAGCAGAAGGCAAAGGAGAAACATAAGGAGTACCATCAGGGCTTAACCCCACTCTTGGTGGTGTTGGCTCTGGTGCGGGAGCAGGTATATTAAAACGAGGATTATCTCCTTCAAATCTTGGCGGTCTTGGTTTCCTTTCAGGAAGCATAGACAAAATACCTGGAGAAGGCGGCTTCTTTTTGTTTCCCATGAATCTACTTGCCATCTTTCTTTTTCTCTTTAGCTATGCGCTCTCTTTCAACCCTGGCTTTAAGTACCGCCATGTCTTCTTGAGAGCCTATCTTTTCTTCTTCCATTTTCAGCTTCAGAACTGCTATGTCTTCTTGAGATTTTAGCTTTTCTTCTTCTGATTGGTCCTTCTGTTTAAGTTTTGCTTTATCTAAAGCGAGCTTCTTCTCGGCGATTTCTTTATCGTCTTGATTTTCTTGCTCTCTGATCTGCAACTCTTGTGCTTTCAATTGTACCACTCCATCATCAGGTGGTGTCAAGATCTCTTCAAGAGCAGGCATCACTGTTTCCATTAATTGTAGTTCCACTTGTGCCTTGAGCGCTTCTTTTTCTGGGTTAGGTGGAGGAGGTCCGCCCGGAGGCATTCCCGGAGGTCCGCCCGGAGGCATTCCCGGAGGTCCGCCCGGAGGCATTCCAGGTGGCACTGGTCCACCTTCTTGCATTTGCGGAGGCATTCCCGGAGGTCCGCCCGGAGGCATTCCAGGTGGCAGGGCTTGTTGTTCCGGCATTTGTTGGTCGGCGATCTTTTGTGCCTCTAGTGATATGTGCTGGAAGATGTGTGAAACCAAAGATGGAACCGTTGCCGGATTCATCATGGCCACAGGACTTTCTAATAGGGTTAGGTGCGCCTCAATATGCGTCATATGTTCCTGTTCAGGAAACGCTGTAGCAGGAGCACCCATTAGTGCCGCGCCGTTTTCTTGCGCGGGGTCCACAGGAGCGGGAGGTGGTGGATCAGGGATGAATAATGCGTCAATGTTTTCTGAGCCTAGCGCTTCGTACATGCGGCGATAGGACTCTTTAATATTATGTATTTCTGGATTGCTTTGTACTAATTGCAGTTCTTGTTGTGCTAATGTGATCCTTTGGCTCATTGAGAAGAAGTTTGGATCAGATACGGGAAGCACATCAACGCGACCGTCAAAATCGGCTTGTTTAATCATTTGATCGCCACCAACTACTTGATACGGATATTCAGGTGGTAAAGACTCTGCGAACAGTCTAGCTAGTATTTTAAACTCTGTTTTTTGTGCATAGTGCAATCGTTTGTGCACAGCAGACATGACCCTTGTGCCTTGTTCCAATAACGCCATTGTTGTTCCAACTGGCATTTCTTGGTTGCCTTCGCCAATTTGTAAATTAGCAATGGAAGCAAATCTTTGTCCCGCTTCAACACAAGAACCCATCAAAGCAAGTAGGGTTTGTGACGGTTCTTTATACGGCAAAGGTATTAAAGAATCTCGAAGGGCTCCGCCTGGTGCATCGACATCACGAAACTCGCCTGGTTCTATTGGAGTTTCATCGTCCTTGATTCTTAGTCCTCTGGCTTTAAAACCAGCGGGTAAATTAGCAAGGGTTCCAGCATCAATAAGTTGTCTTAGTGCTGCGGTTGCAGTTCTTGATAAACCACCGATCATGTGAATTAAGCCGAACCCGTAGAAACCCAAACCAGGGAGAAATTTATAATGAACGAAATATTGAATTTTTGTTTTCAGTGGATCGTTCGGATTGTAGTTTCTACGGATCGCTAATACCTGATTTGAAGTTCGATCAACGGTGATTATATAAGGGAGATGAAAACCATCGGGGTCTTCAAAACCAGGTATGTCCATGGACACATGAAACTCTAAGAGCTCATACATCATTTCATTGGAGCTTGTAGTTAGTCCTTCAAGCTCGTTTACTTTGTCTTTTGGTTTGCCGGTAATATTTGTTTCACTGGGGTCTAGTGGAATGTCTCGATAGAAACCGGCTACTTGTTGTGTACGCACTTCGTTATATGTCATTTTTACAACATGAGTCACTCTTTCGCACGTTTCAATGTCACTGGCTGTGTACGGTATTACTAAATCTTCAGTGGGTACAAAAGTGCTTACAGCTCGTTGTTTACTCGGATCAAAATAGACTTTCTTGAAAGCGGACCCTGCTAGGGGCAAATAAAACAGTAATTGGTCCATTTCAGGGGTATATTCCTGCATTACCGAGGTAATTTGGTAGTTCATAAACTCTTGCACGCGTCGTGCTTGAGCCTCACTTTCAGGGTTTTCAAGACCCATTATTTTGGTTTTTACCGGTCCTTTTGCTGGCAACAGCTCTTTAAAAGCTTGGGCTTGGAATTGAGTAACTGATTCTGCAAGGAGGGGGTGGGTAACGCCACTTGCTCCGGGAAACGGACGTTCTCGGTCTTCATATTTGAAACCGAGTAGGTCAAGTCCTTCAACATAGGTTTGTTCCCATTCTTGACGACTGGAGTGGTCTTCTTCAAAGTCGCCCATTAGGTCGCTAGCTATTAGACCAAGCTCTGAATCATCTATGTAATCTGCTAAGTTGGCATCAAATGGAATGTCTTGCATATCCTCCATTTCTTCTGGACCAAAATTAACATCTGCCGAACCGTCTTCTGCAAAGGAAACCGCAGCACCATTGTCCATGGTCAAAGGTTCTTCGATCTCGACCGTTTGTCCGTCCTCGACGTCTAAGTCGATTAGGTCAGAGATTCGATCTATGTTCGTCGGTTTATTTCCGCCAATTGTTGCCATTAGTCTACCCTCATTTTTGGATCAGCTTGGCCCCAGGACCTAGGAACCGGTGAAACCCAATCCATTAGAAACTCACCTGTTTTCTCTCCGAAGCTCGGTTCTGGCATCATTGTTGCCTCTGCCATTTTTGCAAGGGCTGGAACCGCCAAAGCTTCTTTTCTCATCCTTTTAACATAATTAGTAATTTCTTTGTTTACTTGCTTTGCCAGCATTTCATGTTCTGCTGCTTCTCTAAACTTATTAAGCTTTCTGGCCTCTATTGCTCCTTGCTGACTCCTGCGAAGCTCTGTAAGCAACTCTTGTGCTTGGGTTCTTGCTGTAGAATCTTTAATTCTTGGTTTTGAGGCTTTAATCGCTTTTGCAAGAAGGTCCATTGCTCCTTGTTGTATTGGCGATCTTTTACCATAAGGAATATCTGTATTAAGCAAACGAATCTGTTCTTCACGATCCATCCGACTTAAATCAGGGTGGCCCGGATACCTTTTTCTTGCAAAACCCGCTTCGCTCCTGTTTTTACCAATGAGTTGACCTGTTCGGCCTTTTTGCATTTGTTGCAACAAAGCTAGTATTCCTTTCGGGTTGGGCATTAGTAAACGCCGGTAAACTTAATGCCGCGTAGTGCCGCGCCTCCACCTCTTGATTTACCTTTGCCCGCACCTGGTTTTGGTCCTTTGCTAGTAGCTACCTTTTTAGTTTTTGCATAAGGAACAAATCCTTGGTCCTTGATGACTTCACCTTTTTTAGCTTTCACTGTTTTCTCCTAGTAATATTCTTTGATTCTGCGCGGATTATTGTCCTGCATATCGTAATCTGATTCTAACCCAATAAAGCCTCCCTGTCGATAACGCAACAGAGCCTGTGTAGTTGAGTCTACCAGATCATCATGTTCTCCGAAAGGAAATGCAGCACATTCTTCGACCAGTTCTTCTGCCCAACGGGTTTCAGGAACATACACCATGCCGGCTTCCAAAATCGGTGCAACCGAGTTTACCCGTGCAATTTTATCTTGCCCTTTACCTGGGGAATAATTTACTACGGGAATCCCCGCTTGCCGTAGTTCATCGGTTAGTGGCATCCCAGAGGCTTTGGCTTCAATGATAATGGTGTCAGGATCCCAATATTTGTACTGCTCAACAGCTTCTCTTTTGAGCTCAGGAAAATCCCACCGCCCTTTTTTAACGTCCAGTAGCAACAGTGCCGGTCGCGAAGACCCTTCTTCGGGTTGAAACACGCACCAAGTAGTAATAGCAGAAAAGTCAGCTGTTTCTTTTTTGGAAAACGCGGTGTCGTAGCTTTGGATGACAAAGTGCATTTCCGGCACCTCTTTTTTAGTCCATTTTTTCCACCACTCTCTTTTTAGTATCGCCCCTTCTTCCGAAGTCGGGTTCTGCATCCACTGGGCTTCCCATTTGGACACGGGAATAGAGGCTTTTACCCCTTCCAGCTCTTCGAGCTTCCAATATTCCGGCCATAAGGCTTTACCGGAATCGGGGAAAACAGCAGGAAATTCCACCACTTCCCACTGATCGGCGTGTTCTTGGCTCTGTTTACTCAGTAATCTTCCGGTTAAGTCCTTGGTGCTCCATCGTGTCATCACAATAACAATCGCTCCTCCTGGTTGTAGTCTTTGACGCGGGCCAGAAGAATAATATTCCCAGGCATTATCCAGTGCCGTGGGCGATAAGGCGTCTTGTTCACTGTGAATGTCATCGAGGACTAAAAGATCCGCACCACGACCAGTTACCGCTCCGCCAATACCTGAATAAAACGCTTCCCCGCCAGCGTTGGTTTCCCACCGTCCGGCACTTTTTGAGTCGGCTTTGAGGGCCACGCCCGGAAAAACCCCTTGGTATTTGGAAGAGTCAATAATATCTCTGACGCGTCGACCAAAACGGAAGGCCAGTTCAGCAGTATGGGTAATTTGCATGACTTTGAGTTTTGGATTTTTGCCAAGAACCCAGGAGGGAAAGTAGGTGCTGGCAAATTCACTCTTGGTGTGTCTTGGCGGCATATTAATAATAAGCCTTTTCAAGTCTCCGCGTGCAACTCGTTCGAGCTTTTCAGCAAAAATCTGATGGTGCCGCCCTTCAATAAAGTCAGGCCACATGTGTTTGACGTATGTCAGAAAGCTTTCTGCGCCATTGCGTTGGAGTTGTTTGGTGTTTAGTGCCTCTGTTAGTTCAATTAATTCTTTCGTCGCATCAGGGTATTGCTCTGCTAAGCGCTCCAAGTCAATGTTTAAAAATTTTTTTTCATATAATTTTTTTTCATGTATTTTTTTCATATAAAATTTTTCCTTCGACCAGGGACTCCTAGACCCTTTTTGTTATATAAGGGGGCAGATAAAATGTCAAATTTTCTGGATATTCTGTACCCGTCTGTTCTCTTCTCTTTAGAAGATAGTAGACAAGCTAGCATAAGGGGGGGTTAGCCCCTTTGTATATTCAATTAGTACAAGTTTGTCTAATTGCAAAGGTACTAACCCCCCCTTATGCTAGCTTGTCTGGGCCGCCGATTGGAGTAGCAAGCACCCTTAGAGCGTGATAGATGCGTTCTAAGGACTACTTACCGAATTGATTGGTATTAGTAGGCAGTCTTAATAGGTTTGGTACGCCTCTATTAGTGCCCATTGTGTTCCATGCTTTCTGTATTGATTGATCTCTACCATAAGGCGCGATTCCTCTTTGTTGCATAGATACTTGATGATCATGGACAAGGAACAATTCATCTACCACTGAACGCGGTAGATGAATCAAACAGATACCTCTATCAGTTGGCATTGGTCAATCGTTCTGGATCGCCAGTACCTACTAAATGCTCAATGGTTTCTATGGCGTCTACTTGTTGAGCAGTCGCTGTTCCCTCTTTCTTGCTTGCAAAGAGTTGAACCATGAGCATGATAGTCCTAGCATCATCTGAGTTGATGTCTGCTGTTATCATTGCCATTGGTACGTTGTTGTTTTCTGTTATATCTTGTGGCATGTCGCCTCCTTTATTATTTGTTATTACCCTTACTATATTACTTGATTTATGGGATAATTCAAGTAATATAGTATATATAATCAATAAACAAAGGAGGATATGATTATGAGTAACGAACACAACATTGCTCAAGAGGAGTACATCCTTGATGAAGTCTATAATGACAACAGTCAAGAGATGCAACTAATGGTTACTGGCGTAATGCTTAGCTTTAAAGTAGACAGAGATATGGCTCTAATGAAGATAACAGAGATGCGTATAGAAGAATGGAGGAAAGCTCATGGATAATGTAATTCACGCCATTGAAGGCTTGGCTATTCTTTGCACCCTCTTCATGCCATTTATAATCTACAGAGTATGGAAGACAACAGATCAGATTCTATTTGTTCTGTTTGCTAGTCTTTATACTGTCGTCTGTGGGTTTGTTTCAGTCGTGGCAATCTATGGTTTCGTAACTTACCTTTAAAAGTTGCCTCCGATCCCCCGTCAGAAATGGCGGGGGATTTTTTTATTTCCCACTTGACTTTTTGCGAAGCGGCAGGCCGTCCCGTTCTTTTAGATAGAAAAGACAAGCAAGCGCGTTGCTTTGCCTAGCCGTTCTCTTCGTTCCGGCCCGGCATTGCTTGTCTTTCCCCGCCCGAAAAAACAAGCGAGCTGCCCAGGGCCCTGGGGAACTTGTTTAGATAGAAAAGACAAGCGAGCATGACCGTGGTTGGCACCTGGTCGGTCGCTTGTCTTTCTCCGCCCGAAAAAACAAGCGAGCAGCTTCCTCCCAGGGGGCCGTGCTTCTTTTAGATAGAAAAGACAAGCGAGCACTTCGTTTCGCTAGCCATCCTCTTCGATACTGGCCCGCCTCGCTTGTCTTTCCCCGCCCGAAAAAACAAGCGAGCGGTTGCATTTATATACGAAATATCTTATAATAGGGGTTCTTAATAAATAAGGAGAGCGATATGGGAATGGACGTTTATGGATTGAATCCAACAACAACTGCACCGGCTAGACCAGAACATAATGACTACGATTCGGAAGATTGGAAGGCATACTTTGCTGGTCAATCATTATCTGGTCAATACTTTAGGAATAATGTCTGGTGGTGGCGACCACTTTGGGATTATGTTGCCGACACCTGTTCCGAGGTCATTAGCAAAGAAGATTTTGACGCTGGGCACCACAACTCTGGTCATGTCATTGGCAAAGAACAATGCGAGTATATTGCAAAAGCTTTAGCTAAAGAGCTTTTGAATGGTGGCGCTGAGCAATATAAGAAAGACTATGAAAAAGCTCTTTCTGAATTGCCTTTGGAAGAATGTACACATTGCAAAGGCACTGGACAAAGAGATGATGAGTATGTCCAAGGCGAATGTAACGGATGTCATGGGGAAGGAGAACGCAAGAACTTCAACACTGGCTATCCGTTTGATGTGGACAATGTTCGAGAGTTTCACAGCTTTGTCAAGAACTGCGGAGGCTTTGAGATATGTTAGAGCGGTTGTTTGGAGAGAGAGGGTAGTATACAACAGGACGGAAAAGTAGCCCCCCGTCTAATCCAAACAGACCAAGAACCCCCGACAGAAATGTCGGGGGTTTTTTTGTGCCTATTGCTACATTCCACGCAGCTCCCGCGGGACTAGTGGGGGACTTGTTTAGATAGAAAAGACAAGCAAGCGGTCTTTTCTGCCCCGCCGATCGGAGAAGCAGCCGGGCCCAGGGCCGTGCTTCTTTTAGATAGAAAAGACAAGCAAGCAGGCCCGATGCGCCTTTTCATTGTCTTTTCGCCGACCGGAAAAACAAGCAAGCACACCTATTGCTACATTACCTCCACCTGTTGTTCTCCTGGGCCCCAGGGAAGCAGCTCTTTTAGATAGAAAAGACAAGCAAGCAGGCCCGATGCGCCTTTTCATTGTCTTTTCGCCGACCGGAAAAACAAGCAAGCCAACCGCTACATTACAAGCAAATACCACGGGTGCACATAATGTAGCAATAGGCCAGGGGTCTTCTTTTCCTCAGAAAAGACAAGCAAGCAGCAGTTCCCCTGGGACCCGGGGCCGCTGCGTCTTTTTTGTCAGAAAAGACAAGCAAGCATTTATCCACAGGTTATTAACAGATATTTAAAAGTTATCCACAGGTTGTTCAATGACCTTTGACCAGGATTCTTCAAACTTGGACCAAGAACCCTGGTCAAAGGACAAAAGAGCAGGTGTTTTTAGTCCCTGGACGACCAACGACTCTATTTGATCAGCCGAAAAGAGATGCAAGCCGTATTTTCTAGGGTACTTCTTCGAGAGCCCCTGGACTAAGATAAAAGCCGGAGCATTTTCTCTGAGCTTGTGATACGCAATTTGATGAGGGGAGAAGGAAACTTTATTACTTTCGGTTACTTTGAGCTCAACTGTAAAGTAAACACCCCCTGGAGACACGCCTAAAACATCAGGTATGCCCTGGTTAGTCCACGACTCTATACGAATAAGCTCAAACGTCTTCAAGTTCGACCTAACTTTTTTCCAAAATAAAGATTCTTTTTTTGCCACAGTAAGGAAAGTATACCTGAACAGTTGAATATATACGATAGATAGTATATAATTATGGGACAATATTAACAAAATATAAGGGAGTTTAATATGAACTATAATATTAATAATTTAAATGGAGAAATGCTGGGCCGCGCCTGTGCTTTCGCCGCAAAAGGAGATGTACGATTCTATTTAAATAGTGTCTACATTGAAAAAAGACCTGCTGGTGGTGTCTACATTGTTGCCACCAACGGACATTATCTTTGTGTTTATGAAGATAAAGAAGCGTTGCCTGAAGACGGTTTTAAAGAGACTATTCTGGACGTCTATCAACCCAACTCAAAAAAACTGCTTCCTGTTTTCACACAAATAAAGAAAACGGATTCAGAAAGAGTTGATTTAGTAACCGGAGAAGACTCGAATCGGCTGCATCTAATCAGAACCGTAGATGAAGAAACTGTGACTGATAGAGTAAATACCCATGACGGACACTACCCAGATTGGCAGCGTGTAATCGACTCTAATCTTAATTTAAACACGCCCACTGGTTTTAACACACGATACTTAGCTAAGCTTAAAGACTTCATACTTAAAGAGGAGAACAAAAAATTCCCCGTTGTGACGCTTGTTGCTGGCAGTAGTGGTGGCTCTAACATCTGGCAATCGGAACACGGCATCGTGATTATTATGCCTACAAGAGTTATTGGAAAGTTTAAAATTAATGAGCTTCTTGAACCAGAAACCGTTGAGTTGGAAGAGGTGGCCCAATGAGAAAGTGGAAAGACCATGAAATTAAAAGTGCCTTAGATGCTGTCAAGAAAAGATTTGAAAACCCAAAAAGACGTAAGAAGGTTTGGACACGCAAGAAAATTAAAAATGCGATGGATGGTGTTAAGGAGAGGTGGACCAATGAGTAACGGTGCAAAAGTTAAGTGGAGAACGGACGGAAAACATCTAGTTTATCTTGGGTGGGGCAGAGGAAACGTCTCTTTTGAAGTAGACGAAGAAACAGGGGAACCTAAGAACTGGGAAAACCTTGATCCAAGTCCCGATCCCAATGTAAATGACCTACTCATCAGCAGAGCACAGGCTGTTTTTAGGAAAAATCAAGATGTTAATTAAACAAGAAGAACTAAGAAAAAAGCTCACAAGGGAACTAGCCTCTTCCTTAGATCAAATGCGTTGTGCAGAAACAGAATCATTACAGCACGGGGAATACATTGGACAGGTTTCTGCTTACACTGAACTGTTGATTTGGTTAAAAAGAAAAAGTATATTAAAGAACGGGAAAGAATAGATATGTTTGAACGACACCAAAATAATTTCTTCATTGTACACAAGGGAGAAAAACATAAACTGAAAACAGGGGACCTTCTGAATGTTCCTTGGGGAAAGGCAAGCAAACAACTAGCCTGCATAGTAAAAATAACTGAAGCAGGTCTCCACATAAAGAAATACAAAGCCAGTAGTAGAAACTGGTCCAAAGTACCTGTTGTTTTATCAAAAGAACACCAAGAAAAAATAGAGTTTAGTCCTGGGCAGTTTGCTAACAGGGGTCTTTTGGTTAATAGCTATAACCTGGGAGCATTGATACAAAAGAAAAATGACTAAAGTGTGGAGAAAAATGGAGTGGGAAAAAGCAGAGAAAGAGCTAGAGGCCGATCCCGCTTTTCATTGGTTTATACA